GGATACTGCAATTGAGGAGGAGTTTTTTATTGGACGTGTTGAAACCGATGAAAACTAAATAATTACTAATTGATTTGGATTTTCAACACCAATAGGAGTATAATAGAAATGAGTGGCCGAGGGAAAGTCCCTTGTGCTTCAATTATTAATTTCAAATTTTATTTTTTATGATGACAGACATCTTTATTAAGATTTTAGGTGAAACCTTTATGGTCAAGTACAGCGTGCGTGCGTTGGCAATGTATGAACAATTCACAAACAAGCGGTTCAATCCAAAGAATTGGGAGGAGTTTTTTGCTCCACAAGACTTATCACGACTTTGTAAGCTATTCTATTGTTGTGCTGCAACAAGCAAACCTGATTTGGAAATTACTTATGAATTGTTCATGGACATTATCGACATGCACCCGCATAAGATTGTAGAATTTAGCCAATGGTTGAATGAAACGTTGGAGGCAGGTGAGTTTTAATCGGGCTAAGTAAATAAATTGCTTGGCACTTGAAAAAAAACAAGACCAAGACACTATTTATATATGAGAGGTATGAGGGAAAACCTTGTATCTCTCATTATTTGATAATAACAATATAATGACAAGTAAAATGAAAGTAACAATCAAAGAACAAGAAGTGACATTGCGCTATTCAATGCGTTCACTCTTTATGTATGAGGATATTACGGGGCAATCATTCAATCCCAAAACATTACAAGATTTCTGCACATTCTTCTATTGCGTTGTGTGCTCTTCAAATAAAGACCTTGACCTAACATTTGATGATTTCATTGATGAAGTAATTGACCCCAATCCACAAGTCATGAATGAGTTTGCGGAATGGTTGAGTAAGACCATGCAGAAGAACACGTTTTTAAGCGGACAAGTTGAGAAGGAATCCAAGGGCAAGGGCAACAAAAAAAAATAGTTCATGAGCTGTTCAGGTTGCTTTGTTTTGAGTTCAAATGCTGCACAATCCCCTATTTCTTTGATGAAATGCAAGAGTATGAGATACAAGATATAATCTCAAACTTGGAGTACTATGAACGTCCTGAATGGGAAAGAACACGATTCCAATCATACTGTAATATCCAAAAGAGCAGCAGCAAAAAACTCAAACCCACCGACCTTATAACATTCCCATGGGAGAAGGAACACGACAACACAGAGCAAATAAACGGCAATTCTGAGCCTTTGACGCAATCAGATATTGAGAGACTAAGGCAACAAGCAAAAATAATATCACAGACATTAGAAGACCAATGAAAAACGACTTTTCAATACAACTAAGTGCCAATGATCAGAACCTAATTAAAGCGCTGAACAATAGCCAACAGAAACTCCAACATTTAGAATCCGCTTTCCAAAAGGCGGGTTCAAGAAGTAAGGTTTTTGGTAGCTCAATGGAAGGACTTGGCAGCCAATTACAAGGGCTTTCAGGACAATTTGAGGGCTTATTATCATCGCTTGGTGGTTCAATGGAAGGATTAACGGGCGCAATTGGCGGTGGAGTTTCTGAGATGTTAGGCAGTCTTGGTGTTCTTAGTGGGGGTTTTGCTGCATTGGGAGCGGCCGCCGTTGGTGCTGTTGCATATATCTTGAAAGGTTTTGATAATTTAAAGTCTGAAATGAACAACTTCCAAGCGGTTACGGATGTAAGTGATGAAGAGATGAAACAGTTTGAACAATCGGCTCGTGAATTATCCAATTCAACGGGCGTTGCTGAAAAATCTATCATTGCATTACAGACTTCATTAGTTGGTATAAATCCGAGCCTTGCACAGAATCGGGCGGCATTATTGAAATCAACTGAGGCGGCAATCCTCCTTGGAAAAGCGGGCAGAATTTCATCAGAAGAGGCAAGCACTGCATTATCTTCAATCCTTGCTCAATATAACCTTGCAGGGACTGAATCACTCAAGGTCGCAAATAGCATAGCCGCGGGTAGTAAGGCGGGGGCAATCGAGATTCAGGGACTCGCTGAAGTAATCGGAAAGGCGGGTACAACAATGCATTCAGCAGGCCTTGATTATGCGCAATCTGTTGCCCTTGTAGAGTCGGTCGGGGACAAGTGGATAAATAAGGAGTCTGAATTAGGAACGCACCTACAATCCACATTCTCAAAACTCCAATCAGTGAGAAAAGAGTGGGAGCAATTCAACCCCGCAATAGTGGGTACAACGCAAGCTCTTGAAAATATGAGTCGTGCGCAACTTAAATATTCTGACCTTGTAGAATTGGTCGGATTACAGAATGCCCCCTTATTACAACAGCTAATTGACGCACGCGGAAAGTATGCAGAACTCCAAAAGCAAGTAACGGACACGACGGCTGCACAAGACATGGCCGCCAAACAGACGGACACTCTTTCTAATTCTTGGGAGCATGTAAAAACAACGTGGGATAACTTGATGACTTCAATAGCCAATTCAGCCCCCATTCAAGAATTGTATTCTTATCTCCAATATGTTTGCGATGCAATTAGTGACCTTATAAGTTGGGCGGGTGGTTTGATAGATCAATGGAATCAACTAATGAGTGGATTTGATAGCAGCTTCACAGTGTGGGATTTACTCAAAGGTTATATTCAATACAACATGGCATTGATAAAAGCACTTGGTGAAGCATTTATCGTTACTTGTGCCTTGATCGTGAAGCCTCTTGTCGATTTGTGGAACTTGATCAAAAGATTTGCTGCTGATGTATGGAAACGCCTCAGTGATTTCCCATTAGGAAGAGCCGTTCAGAATGCAGTAAAAGAAGCATTGAAGTGGTTGCAAGACTTGTGGAAGAAAATTGTATCGTGGTATAACAACCTAAAGAAATACCTTGGCCTGAAAACGGATAATTCAACCGATGTAAAACTTAATGTGAAGGAAGATCGGACTGTAACACAAACGTTCAAAGGTGGTGGTGGTTCAGGTCTTCCCTCCTTATCATCATCAAAGAAGGGTGGCAAGAAAGGTGGTTCAAAGAAGGGCGGTTTAAAGAAAACGGAAATTGCACCCCCTGAAATTGGTTCATTGAAGTACTTTGAAGACAAGTTGCACGCGATAAATGAAGAGCTATCAAAAACCAACGTTTCAAGCGGCCGTTTATATGAATTGAAGCAAGAAGCGGTTGTGTTAGAAGAACAGATCGCCAAAATCAAGAAGAGAAACGCCCTCCATGATAAGGTGAATGTAACCAAGGAGAAACCGACAATTGAGAAAGGGAGCATTCAAGAAATCGACGACCTGATTAGTAGCCGTGAAAGTCAACTCAAAAAATTGAAGGTGGGTTCTGATGGTTTCAATCTGTTAGTTCAACAAATCGATGAATTGAAACAGAAAAAGGAATTCTTAGAACTGAAAATGCACCCCAAGATTGATGAGAACTCAATGAACGCATTGCTTGGTTCACTTGTAAAGGTTCAGGAGCAAATCAACAGCCTTAAATATAAGGTTTCAATCACAAGCGATAAATCCCAACTTAAACTATTAAGAGAACAAATCGATTATCTCACAAGCAAGGAACATAAAATACAACTTTCAATTGATGAGAAGAAACAATCTGCGATTTCTCAGAACGTCGATGAGATTAAAACACAATATGAAGGATTGGGACAAGCAGCACAAAGCGTCGGAAATGTATTCACGGCTCTTGGGAATGTCGTAAACGATTCTTTCCTTGGCATGGTTGGAAATATCGCGGGAGCGGTTTCTAATATACTGCCTGAAATCGGAAAATTGATTGCAGCAAATCAGGTAGCCGCCCTCTCATCAGGCACAGCCTCAGCAGCAGCAATGCCATTCCCCGCAAATTTAGTGTCGATTGCCACCATAGTAAGTACTATTCTTGGACTCTTTGCCTCATTCCCTAAGTTCGCCGATGGCGGTATTATTCAGGGCAAAAGTTTTGGAGATTACAATCTTGCACGGGTAAACGGCGGGGAAATGATATTAAATACCACCCAACAAGGCCGCCTTTGGAACACAATTCAACAAGGAACAACAAGCAGCAGCGCCCCGATTTCAGGTGCAGTAAAATTCCACATTGAAGGAAAACAATTGGTTGGCGTTCTGAACAATTATAATTCAAGCAAATCACGTTTATAATGTACAAGTATGGTTTTTTCCGTGATATAAAGGACACCTTATACAAGGTGGTTATCATAACGGATTATCAGCAATATAATAGCAATTTGGGACAAGGGCAAGGGGAGGAAATAACTCTTCTTGCCAACCCTATTTCTATTGAATATGATTCAAATTCCGATGATGTATTTGCGCCTTATCGTTGTTCTACAATGACCGTGCGTTTCCTACAATCTCAATTTGATGAGAGCCTAAACAACGCCTTGGGTAATAATGTCTTTGTTACCTTACAGAAGGAAGAAGGAGGGAGATACAAAACTTTATGGGTAGGTTTTTCAACGCCCAACGCCTACAACCAAGCGTTTATAAATTCCGTTGGAGATGAATTTGAACTTGAATGCCAAGACGCTTTATCCACGTTGAAGAATTGTCAGTATAAGCGACAAGAGACCAAGCACCACTTGACCATAAAGGATTATATTCAACTTGCCTTTTTTCAGTTGGGAAGCATATATAAAACGTGCATTTATCCCACCACACCCAATAACTTTTTGGATTTGTGCATTCCACAAGAGAACTTTTTCAATGAGGATAATGAAGCAATGAGTTACCTTGAAATCCTTGAAGAGATTTGCAAGTACCTTGGATTTACACTAACAACGCAAGGAGAAGACGTTCTATTATTAGACCCACATTGTGAGGAATATGCGCAATTTAATCTTCAAAGCGGGGAAATACAAACGGTTACTTTCATAAGAGAGAATGAAACTCTCAACAAAGAAGACATATCAAGCGATGATTGCAACATATCACTCCTCCCAAGCTACAACAAGGTTTCATTGACGGCAAAACATTACCCCGTTGAGAAGAAGATACCAAAGTTTGAAGATATGGGATTAGCGCCTTGTTCAGGATATGGAGTAAAAAAGCAATATGGGGCGTCTATGTTTTGTGATGAAACGGGTGAAGATTCTTTGCATGTGCAGCTCTTCAAAGTCTTCAATCAGCAAATCGGAGCATATAACGTGTTTTTGAGGTACAATCATTTTGACCCCTATGAAGATTTTACATTCTACTCCCACCCAAAGGATGAGAATAGAGAATACACCACCAAACTTCCTATTGCAAATGAAACCACCCTCAATAAGGATTTCCTATTCTCTCATAACGTTTCAGCCCCTTGTGAATATGAGACACAAGAGATAAAAAAAGAAGAGTTTGGAGCAACACCAAAATCAGTATCACTAAAGAAAGCATTCATCTTTCAAACGGCCTTTGGTAACTCACAGAATAAAGAACTATTCCTTGACCTCTCAAAACAAAAAGATGATTGGTCGGAAATAAACCAATCAATAGACCAAGTATTATTTTCTCATCAAATCGCAAGAGTTACCACAAATGATAACCCATTTGGGAATATCGTGAATGTATCGTTTCAATTTAGTTCATATTGGGGGAGTTACATGCCATGCAAGAAGTTACAGAAGAATGATTACAAAGAACTATTGTATCGACTGCGATTTGCGGACAAGTACTACAATGATAAAGAAAAGAAGTGGCAAGATAAACCATATAATTGCTCAGTTCAATATGATGATGGAGGCAATCTAATTGTTCCAAACTCAAACACTGATTGGAAGACCTCGCTATTATTTGGAGAACATAAGGGCATAAACATTCCACTCCCAATAAACCAAACGGGAGATATTTTCTTTGAGTTCATGCGCCCGTTTACTTCAATGCGACAAGTGGCCAAGATAAAGAAAGGAGCGCTATTTGATGAGAAGTACTATGAAAAATATAGAAGTACAGAAGGTTGCAACCTGATAACGGATTATGAAGCAACAATCTATGGATTGAGTTATAATACCGACGACACAGAAACGGTATATGAAAACGTTTTGAGCGATAACAAATTCATTGAGGAGAAAGGCGATATTGAATTAAAGGTTTGCACCCATGAGGATGGAAAATCAACAAGTTATTCATCACCCTACTTCTATTCACAAGAAAAGGGCGTGCAAATACTTAGAGGATTGGATTATGGTTTGTACTTTGGAACACCCGAGGAGAATATAATTACCCGAGCTATAAATCAATATCAGACCCCACAATTGAAGATGGAGATAACTCTAAATCGTGAACTGAGCTTCATTAGCTCAATAACAAGCAGTTGGTTTCCTGATAAGAACTTCATTCCCACCTCATACACATTTGACCCACAGCAGATGAATTATACTTATACCTTTCTTGAATTGAAGGATATAAGCACCTTTCAGCCAATCGTGAAGAAGGATAAGAACAGAAAGCAGATGAGAAATGGTGATTTGATACACCATGAGGACAATGGCAAACCAAGACACGTGAGGTCAAGTGCTGATGATTATAATATGAGCAAACCAACAGCTTTCAACCTTAGAAATAACCACCTTATAATGACAATATGAATATCAACCCCTATAAAATGATGAGGGCTTACATCGATAAACAAGATGGCATGCTCAAATTGTATGTGCCTGATATAATCAAAGATAGCGTTAAGCCTGAAATCGATGATTACCAACTTATAATATCAATCAAATAAACAATACCATGGAATATGAAATCGGGAAAGTAATACCAAACTACAAAGGGAGATGGAAAGAAAGCATATATGAAGACCTCGACGTGGTTGCACATGAGGGGAAAACATATATATCGCTTGTGAATAACAATAGTGAGAAACCAAGTGAGGAATCCACCAAGTGGAGAATCTTATTGGAATCCCCAATATCACAAGCAGACGTGAACAACCTGAACAATATATTTTTCCCAATGATTACGGATCGCCTTGATGAAATCAGTAAGAAGATTCAGGAGAACACAGCTGATATAAAAGAACAACACGGACTTGTATTAGATAGCATAAACTCAACCGCGTTTGTTAGAACCAAGCTGAATGAGTTTGGAACTCGATTGTCCAAGATTGAAAAGAAACTCGGAATCTGATGAACTAAAATAATTATGTTTAATACCAAAACCTATGAACTTCCTTGACCTTAACCAAGACGGCAAGAGCGACGCAAAAGACCTCCAAATTTGGCTTGCAATTCTTCTCCTGATTGCGGGTGTTGTGCTCCTCTTCCTTGGATTCTTTACAAATCCATTAGGAGTGATTCATTTTAGCGTGATGTCCACAAGTGGTGAACTCTTCACATTTGCGTCCGTGCTGCTCGGTTTGGACTACCACTACAGTCACCTATTGCACAAGACGCTTGCAAACCTTCAAAAGGAGAAAGAAGAATCAGAACAAACAACTTAATTACGTGCTTTTTATTTGTCATGATATGATAGAGCAGATGAGATAATATCTTGTCTGTTCTTTTTTTGTTCCCAATGTTACCTTGCAAGGAATACAGCGTTTATTTGACGTGTAAGCGCGTTTCTTCTTATTGGTGGACGCTTGTATTGCAATGAAGGTGATAAGGCAGCAGAACGGAAATAAACAAGGGAATTGAAGGTGATGAGAGGTTGGATTAAGGGGGGGGGAGGGGTCAAAAAAAAAATTTTTGGCTCAAAATCACACGCCCAACTCTCTGAACACACGCGCCGATTTTTCTAAAGTAATTTCCAATGGAAAATGGTGCTATTTTGCAAGATTAGAGATTACAAAAGGGGATACATTTTTGGAATTAGGTGATGTAAATAAACACACGATGATAAACATTATTTGAGGATATAAAGTCATTGTTTCATCTTGCGCTATTGCCTATTATTTAGGTAGTTAGTACTTTTGCATTACAGAAAACCGATACAGTTTTCAATCAGAAAAACCGAGATTCCCCACCAATAAAAGGGATTATTTACTACCTTGACACTTTCCCCAGAAAGTGCGTAAGCTCCAAAGTTCTTATATTGTGGTGTAGACATTAGCGTTTCGAGAGGCTCGTCTTAGCAGCAGTCCCAGTTGTACAATACGTTGCTGAAGTCCAAACGTTGCAAGTCTTCGGCATTGATGAAGAAGTTGCCCACGCCGCAGTCGCCCCACATTGTGATTTTCTCTTTGTCTACAGTTTCGCTGTCCAGTTGAAAGAGCAGTGTGTCGTAGCGCGAACCCTCTTCGCGAACATCCTCTTGTGTGAAATACGGATGTCCGAGTAGTTGACTATTTTTATTGTGCGAATCTTCCTCTTCTATAAGTGTGAATTGCTCATCGCCGAATACATCACTGCCATAGTCCGCTTCGGTTTCGCCGAACAATTCCTCCGCCAATTCCAAGGTCAACGTATCGAAGGCATCCGAATGCATAGAAGTGATCCACGTCTCTTTTTTGACCAAGTGAAAAACGCACGATTTTAAGACCGGAGAATAGAACTCTAGGTTTTCGGTATCGGTAGGAATACCAAGCCCTTCCACGAGTTCGGCATTCATATTAGTATCGATCTTTTCGTGATAGACGATGCGCCAGTCTTTTTGTTCGGTCGGATGATCGAAATCTAAACCTAAACCATACATTTCTTCGCCACCTATAAAAAATTGCAGCATGCCGCTTTGCGGTAGAGGAGATTCAGCCTTGTCTTGGTCGAAATTGATTTGCGCCAACAAATACATCTTCTTCCCGTTACTGTCTGTCGGATAAGTTTTCGCCGGATCCCAATAAGGCAGACCGCCCACCTTCGAATCAAAAATAGTAGGCGCACTTTCCGTGTCGAATTCCAACTGATAAGCAGTGGTCGAGGTGCGACGCTTGATTTCGTCGAGAATTTGTCGACTTCTTTCGTTCAATTTTTCGTTTATCATGTGTAGGGATTATGAAGTTGCTGTGATAGGATAAGGCAAAAATAGTAAGGATTGATGAGAACTACAGCATTGGGCTTCGCCTTTTTGGATCGTGCGTAGCCGCCGCATCCTGCAAATCATCAATGACTACCTTCTCCGTTCAAAGAATACCTACTTCCTCTTTACGACACTGTCCCCAGAAAGTATCAAGGTTTTTTTCTGCATTATCAAAATACCCCCAAAACTCCCATAAATAAAGGGATTTCATAGGTTTGCATATGTGTGTCGATTGGAGTATAGAACCCCCTAAAATAGGGATTTTCTTCATTCTCATCACACATAAACGTTACATGATTTCATTGTAATACTTACATTCTTGCGACAAATTCAAGTGCTAATAATAGGTAACAGATTGTATATTTCATCGGGGATGTAACGAGAATTTGTGCGCTTATAATTTGCATACTATCTTTCAACGTGTTATCTTTGTCCCAAATTCTCATCACGCATAACCGTTACATCATGGCAAGAAAGGCCGTTCAGGGACTACAATTTTATTTCAGGTTGAGGGGAAAAACTCTTCAACTTGTTCCCTCATATAATAGTAGCTTTGTCCGTTGTGGAAAACCGACGAGCACAGATATAACCATTTCCAATTCTCGTTTTTGGGATTCTGAAAATCGTTGCCTTGTCGTTCCAATGAACATAACTAAGGCAGAAGAAGAAGAAATAAAACGTGCGCAGAAACGCATTGAGGAAATCACTGCAAAGTTGCAAGGATTAGAAATTGCGATTCAGGAGAACACAGATTGGAGCGGTGAATATATTGAGAAGAAGATAAAAGCAATTGCACAGAATGAACATGAGCTTGCGTTCTCGGTGGTTGAAAAGTTCTGCACAAGCACCTATTATTATAATGATTTCTATTTCTATTTAGAGCGCATTTGCCGCTATAAAACCAAGAATGATTCATTGACCCTTGACCGCAACGCAACGCCAAAGGATTTGACCCTTTTTCTATATCAGAACGGCGTGAAAGATGTACACTTGGAGAAGTTTTCAAGCGTCGATTTTAAGGCGTTATTGAAGATGATTGGAGGTTCTACAACAACACAGAACAACCATATCACCAATATAAAGATGTTGTTCAATCATTCATTGGGGAATGACCGTTCACGCTTCTCAGACATTAAGAAAACACCCAAAAACGCACATTCACTCACAAACGCATTGAAAGAGAAACGCCCGATTGTCTACCTTCAATTAGATGAGCTGAAAAAGATAACGGCGTTTTGGTTGGAAGGCTACAACACACAAACAACCAATAGCGGAAATATAGGACTATTTTTAATAGAATCATATATCGGGTGTAGATATATGGACGTTGGTACTGTGTTTCAGGCAATCGCGGACAACTATACAAACATAGTTCAGGATATAAAGAAGCAAGGCTATTCCCAAATTACCTATAGGGCAAGAAAAAACAAAATGTTGTGCCACCCGCTCATTTTTCCGCAAGTAGTAGATATTTATAATAAACTACTTCAAGACAAGCCGTTTTTGCGCGTGCTCATGCCAAAGATTCAGATTCAAGCAAAAATCAATCGATTGATATATGAGTATGAAATCGGCAATTATAATGATGAAGAGTTTGCGCGTTATGTTGTAAATACTCTTGCTTGCACTGAACAAGGCAGCAAATCGATTGAACGATATAAGGTTCATAAGGACGCAAAACGTCTGTGCGATGAAATAAAGAACGTCCGTTTCTTTCCTCAGACATACAACGACCATATCAAGCGATTTTTGTCGTTTTGTGTTGATATATGCCCCTCGTTGAAAGAAGAGATTGGCGGCAATAAAAAAGGGGAATACATAACACAACCAAAATATAAGTGGTGGGGGTCTCATAGTGCAAGACATACATTCACCAACTTACAATTGTCCCTCAATGTTCCAACAGAAACCATAATCGCAAGCACGGGGCACAAGACAGATGAAACCTTGAAGAGTTTCTACCTTCAACAAAAGGAGATTGACAACCTAAGAAAACGGCAAGCGGCCGCCGTTGGTGATAAACTAAAATCAGCCTTCATGTAAGGCGCGCATATATATTTTTTTTCTTTTTATTTTCTCCTCTATATTTCCCAATTGGGAGGTGTAGAGGTTTTTTTGTGCATTTTTTTTTCGTTTTTCTTCCTCAATGCGCGCATTTTTCTCGTTATCGCACTATTTATATATAAAGAAAATAATATATAATATGCTCAAATACTTACTTATAGTCGCTGTGATTTTATGCGTGGCATTTTGCAGCCTTCAATTTTTTAATCTGCCTTGGGTGGTAGTACTATTTTCAGGCAATGCAGTAAATTCAATAGTCTCTTTAATCCTCGGTTTTGCCGTGGCCATTCTTATTTATGATAATGAAGATAATGATGAGAAGAGATGACAAGCGCATTGGAACAAGCTATTGAAGCACAAGAAGAATTTGACTTCAACACAACTAAAAAAATACTTGGTGCGTGGTTGCCAACAAACAACGTTGAAATAAAGCGTTTTGATAAGCACCAACAATACACCAACACGGACGCGGGTGCAATTCTATTCTATAAAGGGAAAGAACACGTTGTGGAATATGAGATAAAATCTCGACATAAGAAAGCGGATATTTTAGCGCGTTTTCCCTATTCTGAATTATCTGTTGATAAGATAGTGAGAATTAAACGTTATCTTGAAGAGAACAACAAAGGCGCAAATCTTAGATATGTTCAGATATACACAAACGAGGATAAATCCAAAGTGGAAGCGATTTTCTTGTTTAATCTCGATTGGTTGAAAGGTAATATCTCAATCAAGAATTGGAAGCAACCTCAGAATAATTTTGAGTGGAAACACCCAAATGATTTTGATATTGAACGTTTCAGCATTGATAATAACAGCGGCCTTCCTTTTATTGAGCAATCAAATACACACAATCAGGAAAAGCCCCATTTTACTTATATGATTTGCAAGAAGACTCAATACAACGTTGAGAGTAAATATATCAATGAGCTTATATTGAACATACCATTGAAAACCGCGAGAATGATCTATCTTGATTCAAGTGTGCGTTCAAAGTATGAGTTTCTATTGAAGGAAAAGACACAGAACAAAGATAATCCCAATTTTTTTGAGGCGTTTTGATTTGGATTTTCCACAAGAACGCAGTATAATATAATAAAGGAGGAGATGACAATGCCCACAATCAATAAACCCAAGAAAAAGTATTCAAGGAAGAAGCACGGCGTTCATGAACTCATTCAAAAGCACGTTTACTCAACCACAAGGTGGCAACGCGTTAGAAAGGCATACTTCATGGAACACCCCCTTTGCGAGCGATGTTTGGCAGAAGGCAGAACAAAAGAAACAGAAGAGATACACCATATTTTACCCTTGAAATCGTGTAATGGGGACGTCAATTATTTGCTTCAATTGGCCTTTGATTATGATAACCTGATGGCTTTATGTTCCAAATGCCATGAGGACATCCACGCTGAAATGCGTGCACAACACAAGAAAAAGTTCACGCCGTGAGGGCGTTATTTCATTCATATCAATTTGTATTTTTTTTTACGCCCAAGTTACCAAGTGTGGTAATTTGGGCATTTTTTTTGCGCAAAAATTTGACTTTTCAGCTCGTGCTTAGTATAATTTATAATATATCTCACTATTTATAAATTGAAAAAAATACAATATAGCAATATGAAGAACAATCTAAGCACAGTGGCCTATCAGGTCAAGCCCAAAGAAAACGTTGGGAAAATCACTTTTCAAGAATATGATAATCTAAATGTAGGGCAAACGCTCGCTTTATTATGTATGGGGCGTTGCCTATGCGCAAATTATAAGCACAAAGGGGATAACCTAAGAATGCACGAGAAGAAAGCTGATAATTTCATTTCAACGCATTTTGTGTTTGTAGATTGCGATGGTGCAGATATTAGCGCAACGCAATTTTGTGAGAATATCAAGGAAGAATATAAGCCCACGTGCTATTATTCCTCATATAGTGATGATATAAACGGAACTCGTCGCTTTCATCTCCTTTGGTTCTTTGATGAACCATTGAACTATATCCAAGCACAGACAACGGGCAAATTTCTAAATTCCGTTTGTGTAAAAGCAGCAGAGGGAAAAAATGTCGCAATCGACACTTGTAATAATCCCTGCCAAATGCTTTTTGGGTCGTTTATGCCAAATGAGAAGGGCAACACTAATAAGCTGTACACATACAATGATATTATCTCCTCTGATGAGTTCCAAGAGTTTGATATGAATGATGTTGAGGAGAAGGAACAGAAACACGCTCACAAGGCCAAAAAGACGGCAAAGAATAGAGAGAATGTTCCTTTTATCGATTTCAATATGATTAAAAGTTTCCTTGGAGATTCAGACGCTGTATTTTTTGAGAAGTACCAAAACACATATTTCAAGGGGTGGCAAAATTATCGCTATGAAAAGCCCAATGAATGGTTAACTTCACCTGAATCAGGGATTGCCTACCAATATACAGATGAAAATTATTTTGCCCTTCCTTATTACATTCACAACGGGCATTTCTCGGAATCGTCCTCGGAAAGCATTAAGAATTGGTTCATGCGTGAATTGGCTATTGCAATGCTTATAAACCAAGGCTGCGATATAAATCGCGTTGCATATAGGTTGCTTTTGAAGATAAGAGAACAGAACGTGGATTCAGAAGGTTTGCTTGACCAACATGCGATTGTTTCAGCAATGGAATCCGCTGCCACTATGACAACAGAAGAGATTGAAGAGGAATATGCTGACCGCCTTTCATTCTTGCGGAAAGTATCAGCGCTCAAATCGGGAATCATTATCAGAAAGAACAAGCAGAATCGAGATTTTGGGTATAGTACCCTTTTGTCAATGGTCAAGAAAGAATTGGTTCTTTCTGTTGTTTCAGGCATGGAAACTCCAAAAGAAGCACTTGCAATTGTAGAAAAGAACGAGAAGACCAAGCGTTTGGGAATAACCTTTGAATGGATAAAAGATTTCTATTCAAGAACAATGCGTTTCAATGAAACAAGAAACCTTACCAAAATGGGCATGCAGCTGAATGCGATTAGAGAAGTTCTAAAGGATAATCCTGATATTGCCCAACGTCCACTTTTGAAGAAGCTACAAGAGAAAGGAGTGAAAATATCTCGTGCTACTCTTCAAAACCGCTTGAAGGAATTGCCAAAACTGACCACTTAGTTTTTATATATGTGTTTGTACCACTATGCGTTTATAACGTGTGGTGGTTTTTCTTTGGTTGGTGGTTGGTGTAATGATGTGATGAAAAGAGTAGTTTTTACAAGTGGCCATTTTTGTGATTCTGATATAACATTCTTCTCTCTCACCTCTATATAATAAAATCATAAAGTTGGCCACCCACAACCTAACCACAAACAACACCCCTTGCAGGTATAACGGACTAACAAACGAGTGAAGCGAGTTACAAGAAAAAAAACTACCTATGGATTATGACAACGTGGAACGTTGGTATAACATAGGGATAAACCCATAATAGGATTATATGGAACATTCCAATCATATCCAACAATAACCATATATCAACAATGCAATAACAACTCATGAACGAGTGAAAACGAGTTCCATGAATGAAATGAATGAATGAAATGAGTTCATGAATGTATCTTAGAAAGTAAGTCCCTATATAAAACCATATAACGAGATGAGGAATACAACAATCGCAGATAACATATATCATTATATCCAACGATACCCCGATTATCAACGTTTATATCCGTTCTACTGCATTATATCATTCCAAGCGTGGAAACGTTCAGGTGGTGGTAATACAGCGCTTATATGGAGGAAAAAACGCAATTAAAATATCACGGATTCTTGGAAAAAACCGAGAATCGCACTATTTATTATAAAGGACAAATGAAAAACGACAATGAAGAGAAAACCAAACAGCGCAAACAGCTATTCAGACGCTCTAATTGCGGGATTGATAGAACGTTATGGGGTGGTGAATGATGAGAGCAATGAAGTGGAAATACCTGATGAGTGGTATTATCTCATCGACACGTTCAAAATGCAATATAACCTCCAAAAGCAATGTGAGAAGGAAATCCGTGAACATGGGATTTGTAATTATGAAGGAGGGGCAAAGCGACACCCCCTCCTTACAACCTTAAAAGAATTGGTTGCAAGCAATATGCGCATTCTTAATCTCATTGGGGCTAATCCATATTATAGAGAGCGTTGCAAGCCCAAGGAACAGAATGATTCAGATATAAGCGCACAAGATTTCATCAGCGCATTAACCTCAAATTCTTATGAAGGAGAAGAGTGACAATCGGGCAACTGTTTCTCTTCAATATCAAAAATATAAGCAATATGCGTTGGACGTTCAAAGTGGCAAGATAACGGCAAATCTATACATAAAACAAGCCACAAAACGTTACCTTGATTGGTTTTCTCGTCCTGATATGGAGTTTAGGCCTCGTGCAGTTGATAGAGTGGTGAATTTCATTTCAAAGCTCAAACACTTCAAAGGGGAACACGCGGGGAAACCATTCCAATTATTAGACTTCCAAAGATTCATAATATCTAATATGTTTGGTTTCTATTGGAAAGATGAGGAAGGAAAACCAAAGAATCGGCGTGTTGTTCAATATGTTTGGTTTGAAGTAGGAAGAAAGAACGGAAAAACGGCGCTCGCTGCTGCGATTCTTCTATATATGATGATTGCGGACGGTGAACAATCAAGTGATGTTTTCTTCCTCGCAAATTCCCACAAACAAGCATTACTTGCCTATGACTATGCGCATAAATTCCTCGGTGGTTTAGACCCCAAGAACAAGCTATTTCATCGTTTCAGGGACTCTATTAAGTTCCCGATGACCAATTCTCAAATTAGTTGTCTTGCTGCAGATTATAAGAGGCTTGACGGAAGTAATCCCCACGCGTTTCTGCAGGATGAATACCACGAGTGTTCAACTGAAAAGATTTATGCAAACATGTGTTCAGGCATGCAAGGTCGTCGCAATCCAATGGGAATTATAATCACGTCCGCGGGCTTTGACATGAACGGCGTTGCCTATACCAAGAGAAAAGAGATGATTGAGATTCTGAGCGGAAAAGTGCAAGATGATTCACAACTCGTTTTTATCTATTGTCTTGATGAGGGGGACGACTATAAAGACCCAAATACATGGGAGAAGGCAAATCCGAGCTTAAATCAGACCCTTTACCCTGATAAATTACAGATTGAAGTGAACAAGGCAAGCAACAGCCCAACGGTTGAGCCTTTTGTGAAGTGCAAGAATTTTGGTTTTTGGGGATTAACTGACTATGAAAAGACTTGGTTAACTCATGATGAGATATTAAATGTCACATGCGATATAAGCCTTGACCAATTTGACCCTGATAATACAATTGTTTGGTGTGGTGCAGATTTAGCGAGTACCTCCGATCTCACCTGTCTGAGCATGATGGTCGTGGAAGATGGCATTTATTACTTCAAAACGTGGCATTTCTTACCTGAATCATCGCTTCATCAGAACATGAACCAAGAAATCTATCGGAAAGCTCGGAATGCACAACAACTCATAGTTACCAACGGCAATGTCTGCGATTATTCAGAGGTTACAAAAGTACTTCTTCAAATTGCGGAGCGCTATACAATCGGAGGGGTGTTCTATGACCAATATAATGCAACACAATGGGCGATTGACGCAACAGCAAAGGGATTGCCCCTCACTCCATTTTCTCAGGCGCTTTGGTCATTTAATAGGCCAACAAAAGAATTTGAGCGATTGGTGAAGATGGGGGCTTGCAGAATTGATAATAACATTCTTACCCGCTTTTGTTTTGATAATGTTGAACTTAAATGGGATCACAATGAAAATTGCAAGCCCGTGAAAAAAGGTGGTGCAAAGGGTGGAGCTGCAAAGATCGATTCAAGTATTTCTATGCTCAGCGCACTCGGGGGCTACTTATTACAACCCCAATTTGACACCTCAATATAATATAGAAAAAATCAATAATACCAATGAAGATATTTGGTTGGAACATATCCAAAAGGGAAAAGCGGAATTTTGAGCCGTCTATTTCTTATGAAGAAAGAATCGGGCAAGGGCTTAATACATTCCAAGACCTTTTCAATAACAACGACCGTGCACAAAACCTTTCATCGGTCTATAGGTGTGTCGATTTAATCAGTTCAACGGTGGCAAATTTGCCCCTGAATGTCTTATATATCGACAAGAAGGGAAACACTCGAGAACAAAAAAATCATCGGTTACAGAAAGTATTTGACAACATGGTGATGACAAGATACAATTTCATGAAGAAGTTGATTTCAGATGTCCTATTAAGGGGGAATGCCTTTTGTTACTTGAATCGGAATGAGCAAGGTGATGTTGTGGACATTACATATTTAGAGCCGTCTGATGTGTCGGTGTATTGGAACAAGCAAAAGCAAGAATTGTATTACCAAGTGCCTTTCTTGAATAAGGTGAAGAAGATTGAGCCTTTTGATATAATCCACTTGCAGAACAATTCAAGTGATGGAATACACGGCCAATCTGTACTTAGTTTTGCCGCTCGTCAATTACAAATTGCACACGGGGCGGAAAATTCAGCAAAACAGATATTCCAAAGTGGTGGGCAGCCCGCCCGTGGTGTGCTCTCGACGCTCAGCGCAATCAGCAAGAAACAGAAAGAGGATATCGCTAACAATTGGACGCAATCGACAAATGGTGTCTTGGTGTTGAGTGGAGATATGAAATATCAGGCGTTGAGTAGTAATGCAGAAGAAATGCAGCTCTTAGATTCTCGCAAATTTAATTCAATCGAGATTTGTTCATTCTTTGGTGTACCGCCGTCGTTGCTTGGCCTTGGAGATAAAACGTCCAACGTTGAGGACTTAATGAACTTATTCCTTACAACCACGATTCAGAACTACATTTCAATGATAGAACACGAGTTCAGTCGCAAGATGTTCAGCCCTCAAAGTCAAGGCCGATATAAGATAGATGTCGATGAAAATTCAATGCTTAGAATGAGCAAAAGTGCTCAGGCAAACTATTATTCAACGCTCTTGCAGAACGGTTGCCTTTCAATCAATGAAGTTAGAAATGAATTGGGCTATGAAGCAATAAAAGACGGTGATAAACATATTATTGCTTACACGGATATAGAACAGAACACGATAAATAATTCAGACACACAAGAAGAAGAAAATGAAGGAACAGAAGGAAATTGAGAAAAGAGGTGGTGAACTTCAAATTGAAGTGAGTGACCGCCTTGTATCAGGCTATGCGGTCATTTTTGAGACATGGAGCAACGACCTTGGTTTTTATGAGAAGATATTGAAGGGCGCAATTACAGAAGAAACAATTAAACGTTCAGACGTTATTTGCAAGCTCAATCACGACGACCAAAAGGTATTAGCACGTTCCAAGTATGGAGAAGGCAGCCTTATATTAGAAGTGGACGAGAAAGGCCTAAAATACACGTTTGAAGCTCCAAAAACACAATACGGGGATGAACTCTTGGAATACCTTAGACGTGGTGATATTACGGGGAGTAGCTTTGCGTTTACAATAGCTGAGGGTGGTGATGAATTTTCTTATCAGTGGCCTTTTGATAAAGACGCAGATCCCGTTCTTTGCCGTGAAATTTCAAAGGTTGATTTATTATTTGACGTTAGCCCCGTTTTTACGCCCGCTTATGAAGCGACAAGCGTTCAGAACAAGCGGAAATTGGAAGAGGTTGAATTGAAGAGCACTGAGATAAACAATATCATGGACGCGACGATAAAAGAATTTGAGAATTTGTAATCCAAACGTTGTAATTATCACGATAAGAGACTATTTATATTATATGAGAAGCACATATCATATTAAACAAGACATAGAAGAGAAACGGAAATTGAAGGAACAAATCGTTTCAGAAGTCCGTGAAATCTGCGAGAAGCGGAAATTGGAAATCCGTTCATTCTCTCATGATGATAAAATGAAGATGGATAATTTCCGCAAGGACATTTCTAATATCAACGAGGAAATCAATGAATTAGAAACAGAACTCAGAACCAAAGAAGAAAATTATAATTATAATAACAATACAGAGAAACAAATGGAAAAGAGAAACTTTTCATTACTTGGCGCAATCCGCGCAGTATCAGAAAATAGAAGTTTAGACCCAATCGCACAAGCTGTGATTTTAGAAGGTCAGGCAGAAATGAGAAATCGTTCCCTCTCGTTGGTTGGCCAAATCCAATTGCCCACAGCCGTTGAAGAACGTGCAATCACTGTTCAAAGTGAAGGTGAAGATATCGTTGCAACCAACCTCATGGACGTGATGGGTAGCCTTAAAGCTAAAAATGTCCTCGTTCAGGCGGGCGCAAGAGTACTCGAGAATCTTACGGGTGATGTTCAATTCCCGTTATCTTCTTCTGCAAATTGTAGTTGGGAGGGAGAAACAAGCGAGACGGCCGCAACTGATATGACATTCACCCACGTGAAATTATCTCCAAAGCGTTTGTCTTGCGTTGTAGACGTTTCCAAGCAATTCTTGTTACAAGATTCCGCAAGCGCTGAGCGTGTAATCCGTGAAGAGATTCTTTCAGCTATCAACAGCAAGTTAGAAAAAACGTTCCTCGGTGCTGAACAAGGCACAAACACCATGCCCCAAGGCCTTTTCTATAATAACGGAACACCCCTCACAGAAGTATCCAAGTTCAAAGACCTTACAGACCTTGAAGCTGATGTTGAGAATGCAAATGTTGATGGCCGTGTTGTGTATCTTCTTTCTCCAAAAGCTAAGGGTGCATTGCGCAACATGGTGAAGGGTGATAAGACGACAAATCTTGTATATGAAAACGGCGCAGTTGATGGAACGGAAGCCCTCAGCACAAGCAACATTGCAGAAAAACGCTTTGCCTATGGTGATTTTTCTAATGTTGTAATTGCCAATTGGGGTAATTTGGATATTACTGTTGATCCAATGACAAAAGCAGCACAAGGCCTTGTGCGTTTGGTAGTAAATTTCTACTGCGACGTGAAAGTGCTTAGACCTGAAACAATTAAGGTTGGTGCATTGAAATAAGATTCATAACGATAAACAGATATGGAAATTACATTGGATGAAATCAAGCAACATTTGAACCTTGAAGCTGATTGGCATGGGGAAGATTCCTATCTCCAAAGTCTAATCGGTGCAGCAAAACAAGTTGTTGAAATGCATATCTGTGATGATATTGATGGCAAGAGTGAGGGGCAATTGCCTCTTGCTCATGCTATTAAATTGCTTGTTGGTACATGGTACATGAATCGTGAGAGCCTTTCAAACTTACAGAAGGGAAATCATTCATATGAGTACATATTATCATTATATAAGAGATACGGTTGATATGTTTGCGGGTAAATATAACATGACTTTGCGAGTGGGCACGGCTGATTTTCAGGATGAACAAGACATTACAGCGCATAGCCCTAATGTGAAGAAACCACCTCATGATTGGAAAGGTGCGAGCTATAATCAGCGGACGATTAGACCCAAGAAAAAGGAGGAAGATATGAAGGTGATATTTTGCCGTGAAGTAAAAGACAACCCCTCCAAATATGGTGAATATGGTGAAGCTATGCGCCCAATCACAAGTAGATTATTTGCGGTGAGAGATTATCATGATTACAGCTATATTTCAGAGGGCAAAATCGTTCAACTGTTGAGTTCAAAAGTACTCAACCAAAAAACGGAAGAATATAGCAACACCTATCGAGTGGTTGAGATTCAGCACAAACCTGAGTTGAAAGAATTTTGGTTGTATGTTGATAGGACGCAAAACGGTATAGAATATTTCTAAGGTATGAATTTAGAAATCAGAGTAATAAGAAACACGGCAAAGAAGTTCATTTCTGATATACAGAAGGAGAGTTTGAAAGCAAGTCGCAGAGCAATAAATAAATGTGGGTTGAATCTCAGGAATGAGGTAAGAAAGAATCTCCGTTCATCAGGCATTCATATAACCGACGCTCGCAAAAACAAAAACGGCAAGCTCTACAATGATAAGTTATTACAAGGCGTGAGAGCGGGGAAAACATTCCGCAAGGACGACAAAGGATTTGCCCGTTATGTGAGGATTACAAAGAACAAACGGAACAAACGCTCAGGTTGGTTCAGACTTGGATGGTTGGACAAAGGTACAAAACAGAGAACAACAAAAAAGCATTCAACGGGTTCAATGATTGGAGCGCATTTCTATGATTCAGCCCTTGCAAGTTATCAATCCAAATTTGGACAAGAGTATAACAATGAAATGAATAAGGCTTTGACCAAATTAAAGTAGTAGAACAACAATGATAAACACATTTTATTTAGGCGGTTTGATAAGTCACAATCTGATAATGGCAATATGGGGAAATGCGGACAATGTACAAACCGAGAAAGGCGCGGAAGTTGATGAGCCGTCGTTTAATATATACCCAATTGTCGCATTCCCAAGCAATGATAATTCAAGGAATCAGCGTTGGATCACTTTCAAAAGGATAAGCACCACCCCAAGTTATAGCAAAGATGGGCTTGTATGTGATAAGGTGGAATTTGAAATCAACGTTTGTGCGGGTAGTTACTCGGAAACGTGTGTATATGCCTCTTATATCAGACATCATTTTTGCCAAGGAGACGTTTTGCGAGACACTTATAAAGTTGAGGAAGCGCACACATTCTTAAAGCATTGCCGCCTTGAAGACGCAAGCGAGGGTTTTGAGCAAGACGTTTACATACAAACGCTCACATTCAGTGGAGAAGTCTATTTCACGGAAAAGAAAGAACAACCAACAACAAAAACAGAAGATTAAAATAATAAATTTATTATATACACAATTATGGCAATAGTAAATGGTTCAGACCTTATGTGCTTCAATGGGCAAAACAAGTCGCTCGTTGGCGTTGCAAAAGACCACAAATTAGATTTGAAGGCCACCACGAGTGAAATTTCAAGCAAAGATCACGGCCTTTGGAAAAGTACAGAAGTAACAGGTTTTGAATGGAATATCAGCACAAGCGCTTATTATACTGAGGATTATGATAAGATGGTTGAGTTGATGTTGAAGAGACAACCAATCGATGTTGTTTTCACGGTCAAGAAAGAAAACGACCCACAAAAAAGCGTGATTGACGGGGATTATAATTCTTGGACGCCCGCCGCGGGTGGTTGGATGGGTAAGGTACTTATTACCTCAATTTCTGCCTCGGCCACAGATGGTGAAGTGGCTACTTATGACCTTGAATTACAAGGCGTTGGGGCATTAAAAAAGCGCACGGTGGCGGCCTGAGAAAAAATAATTTGGCAAATTGGTTTGGAAATTGAACCAAATCGGAGTATGATATTGAAGCACGAGGGAAAGTCCCTTGTGCTTCTAACATTTTTAATTTATATATATGAACAAAAAGTATTTTGGCCTCATTATTAGAGGAATTGATTACAACATTGGTTTCAACGTGCACGCTTTGCTCGCTTATGAGGCGATGACAAATCAACCGTTCAGTCTCAAAACCTTGAAGGACTTTTGCACCCCCAAATCATTGGATGAGCTTTGCAAATTGTACTATTGCTTTATTGTAGGGAACAGACCTAAATTAGAACTTCCTTATGAAGTATTTCTTGAAGCTCTCGACCTCCAACCATTTAAGTTGACGGAATTTGCTGATTGGTTGGATACTGCAATTGAGGAGGAGTTTTTTATTGGACGTGTTGAAACCGATGAAAACTAAATAATTACTAATTGATTTGGAATCCAACACCAATCGGGGTATAATAGAAATGAAAGGTACGGGGAAAGTCCTCTTGCTTTTAATATAAACCAAATAAATAAAAAACGATGTTCACTGAATTTGAGTACACTAATGAAATTATGAAAATTAAAGGTATTGACGTTGTGGTTGAGTATAACATGCGCGCATTGCTCATGTATGAAAAAATCGGCGGCCAATTCAATCCCAACAACTTGGAAGATTTTTGTTTCCCCAACAACTTGGAAGACCTTTGCAAACTGCTTTATTGTTGCGTTGTAACAGGCACAAGTGGCTTGGATATTACCTATCAAGAATTTATTGATGAACTTGGCAAGTCACAATCCCCATATGTAGTATTATTGGAGTTTATAGACTTTCTAAATGATATGAAGATGGAGAGACTTTCAGGTGAAGAAGACGATGAGGAGTAAATAAATCGGCAAAACGATTTGGATTTTCAACACCAATAGGAGTATAATAGAAATGAGTGGCCGAGGGAAAGTCCCTTGTGCTTCAAT